AGAGAAGTAACTAAAGCAAATGAAGTTGTAGAATTAGCAAAGGCAGGATTTAGTTATGTGAATCTTGATAGAGATCTCATGAGAGATCACAATCAACTAAGAGAACTTAAGAGAGCAAAAGAATACTGTGCAAGTATTGGATTGCCAGTTAAATTTTCTATGTTGACTAATGAAGGTTGTTGGGGTGGTTGCCCAATCATGCCAGAACATTATCATTATAACAGTACTAGAAATCCTGATTCACCTCAATATTTTAATGATTCTATTAGTAGGGTGTCATGTTCTACTTGGGATGAAAAGAATCCTGCAACATCATTAAAAGCAGCAAATCTTCCCCCATGGAAAAGTGATTGGGAAGAGATGTTTGATCTTGGTATTGATGTATTTAAAATGCATGGTAGAGAAAATGCCATGAGATTAAAAGAGTCCATGGACATTATTGAAAGATGGAATTCTGAAAATGAATTACTTTTCCCAGAGTTTAATTCATATATTGAGGATACATCTCTTGGAGAGAAACCCATTGATGTATGGAGAGATAAAATTAAAACGTGTAAGTTTGATTGTTGGGATTGTAACTATTGTGATACTGTAGTAGAATCTAGATTTAAAAAAGATGAGAGGCATCTAGATGAATTTGTAGATAGAGTTTTAAATGCTATTGATATGGCATCTAAACATGAAAGTTCTTTTAATGAGGATAGATATCATATTGCTGGACTAAGTTCACATAAGGTAAGACACTTCCTCAATAATCTATGTTCATACTCAAATACAATTTACTTGGAATTGGGGTGCTATACTGGTAGTACCTTCTATGCTGCTCTTGAAAATAATCCTATCAGAGCATTTGCTGTGGACAATTTCGGGCATGAAAATATTAAACCTTTTAGGGATGATGTTTTCCTTCCAGAAGTAAAGAACCCCGCTGCTGAATTTTTATCTAGGTTTACAAATCCTCGTTGGGGATTTGCATCAAAGAACATTACTGAACTAACAGAAAAAGATATTTGTGATAAACCAAATGTTATTTTTTATGATGCTGATCATGAATACTATGAGCAGACACAAAATTTAGAATCAATTAAAAATTTAATTGCAGATAAATTTATTTTAGTTTTAGATGATGCTAATTTGTTAGCAGTAACAACTACAGTGTATTGTTTTCTAGAAAAATATTGACCACTGTATTGGAAGATGACACCTCTTGGTGGAATGGAATGTATGTTATGGTTGTACAAAAATGAAAAACGTTTATCAATTTAAAAGTAAACCCCCAAACAATCCTTTTGCACCAGAATTTGAATATACTATAATTGAAGGAGAATGTTTTCATTATGGTGAGTGTATTACCATTGCAGAATACTTGTTAGAAAAAGAACAAGAATTGCTTAAAAAACTGGAATCTAAGCAATCTATGGATGGGAATACTGGATTAGGAAACAATTCTATTACCTCAAAATTTCCTTACTTTAGTGTATTTGATTTTGATCATTATATGGGTAATGTGATCAGAATGAAAGTGTTAGAATTATTTGAGGATATTTTAACTATTAGTAAAAAAGAATGGCATTCTCATTTGTATGGACAATCCTGGTTTAATGTGATGAGGAAAGGTCAAAAAATTAACATGCATACTCACGGAGTTAATGAAGATATTCTTTATGGATTCCATATAACCATATCGACAGAGAATACTAGTACAATTTATCATAACCCATTTGATCATAGGCAAGTGATAGAGATACCCAATAAAATTGGTAACATTACATTGTTTCCAAATTTCTTACCACACCAAACCAGTGTGTATAATGGAGATAAAACTAGAATAAGTATTGCAGGTGATCTTACAGATTCAATGTCTGTAACTAAAAAAGATTATGGAATTTATAGGGACTTAGGATTTGTATGACTAATTTTATTGAAGAGTATCAACTTGATGACGTATCGCTATGTGATAGTTTACTAGAGTTATTCTGGGAAGCAGATGCTAAGAAACTTACATATTCAGGAAAGTCAGGACCAGGTGGAAGAGTGCAAAAAGAAGTTAAAAAGAGCACTGACTTCTGGTTACAAGATGCAGATAAACTTGGACCACCAGAAAAATATCGGTGGGATAAGTATCATTATGAATTGAGTAAATTTATTGATGATTATCTTGACAAATATAGGTTCCATGACTATGGTGGAACTTTTGTATCCAGGCATCTACCTCAAATACAATGGTATAAACCAGGCGAAGGGTATTATGAGTGGCACGTAGATGGTGCTCAGATGGCAGCATGTGATAGAGCAATGGTGTTTATGACGTATCTTAACGATTTGGATGACGGTGGTGGTACAATGTTCTATCATCAGGACTTGACCGTTAAACCTGTAAAAGGCAAGACAGTCATTTTCCCTGCAGCGTACACCCATTTACACAAAGGAGAAATCTCCGAAACACAAGACAAATTTATTTTAACAGGTTGGTTATGGTGGAAGTAATTAATCCTAGCATTTTTGAAAACAATGTAAGTAAAAGTGCTATTAGGGAAATTAGAATAGGTAATTCTAATTCAAAAATTGTTATCATTGATGATTTTTTTGTTTATCCTGAGAAGGTAAGAGAGTATGCACTCTCTGCAAAATATTCAAAAGAATCAAACTCTCATGATAATCCAGGATATATCTCTAGATTTCCATTAGATCCTGCACAGTTCTTTCATACGTGTGGGTATCTAAAAGAAGTTCACTTTAAGGACTATAGATTGCATACTATTGATTTAAGTCCTATCTTTGCATTTCAATGCTATGATAAAATTCCACCAATGCCACCACATATTGATGATGTAAACTATGCTGGTTTAGTTCCATTAAATACTGATGAAGAATTGTCTGATTTTTCTGGAACTTCATTCTTTAGGCATAGAGGAACTGGACAAGAATTTACTTGTACTAATTCTTATAGAGCGGAAGAGTGCTTAAGTAAATTTGATATGTCTTTATGGGACAGGTATCATGTCCAGTACCATAAATTTAATCAGTTCATTTTTTATGAGTCCTGTATGTTTCATTCGGCATATTGGGATCAAGACAGTTGGGCGGTTGACACACCTCGCTTGACATTCAACACCTTCACATGGTAGTATAAATACTGTGTCTGAACTTTTATTACTACGGAGACAAATGACTACAGCAGAAATGATTTTAAAAAGCAACTCGAAGCAGTTGTAGAAAAAATCAAAGAACTAGATACAGAAATCAACACCAAGAAAGAAGAGTATTTTAAACTTCTTGGTGCAGTACAAGCACTGGAACTTGCAAACAAGGGTGTACCTGATGGTGATGGAGTAGAAACTCCTGCAGAAGGAGTAGAAACTCCTACAGAATGATTAAAAAATTAATTGGTAAGTATATCTCTCTGGCAAAACGTGTTCCAGAGAGACACTATTGGCCGCTTTTTATTATTCTATCATTATACTTTGTAGTTCCATACAGTGAGTTTGTAGTTACACTTGCTGCTCTTGGTTACTTTAAGTTTGAGAAATCGTATCGCAAAGTATTTGCTAAGATTATCTCTCCACTTCCTGACGTTATCAAGTATGGTGGGTCAGTTATCTTCTTCCTTGTGATGCTAGATGACACTATTTTCTATGCTGCTATCATTCTTGCTGCATTGTGGACCAACAGACAAATTAAAAAATCATTATGATAGAAAAAGTAATTACAGGCATTGCTAAGAATGAACTCTACATGGGTTACATCTTTG